AAAAACAAAAAAAAAAAAAAAAAAAAAAAAAAAAAAAAAAAAAAAAAAAAAAACAAAAAAAAAAAAAAATAATAAAAATTTGAAAGAAGCTTTTAAAGTGTTGAAAGTTAATAAGTTTCCATCCGACGAAGATGAATTATTAGATGAACAAGATGATATTGATTTGACTAAAGCAAGATTTAATATTATTTATACTATTAATGGTGATAGTATGGATGTCATTGGGGATGAGTATTTGAGTTCATCCGATGAAATTATTTCATCGGATGATAATGAAGAAATTGAACTAACAAAAGATGTTAATGAGGAAGATTGGGAAAAAGTTATGAGGTTAGATGAAGAAAAAATAAAAAAAGAAAAGATAGATCAAAAAAAAATGATTGATAAATTAACCAATGGTGAAAAAATTATGGTAAAAAAACCAGAATGGAATAAATCTTATATTGGTGTTATAAAAAAAATAATGACAAGGGGTAGTTCAACGAGAAAAAAAAAATATTTTACTATAAAATTAGAAAATAAAGACTTCGAACTTTTAAAAAATATACCTGGTAATTATTTATCAAATATAAAAAATGAAGACTGTGAAAAAATTTCGTTGGAAATTAAAGAATTAATTGAATTAAAGGCAACAAACGATAATAAATTTGAAAAAAAAATAAAAGAGTATGGTGTTAAAATAGATAAAGAAAAGGATAAAAAGAAAAAGAAAAAGGATGAAAAACAAACTCTTCTCAATATTAAAAGATTAAAAAAATTATTGAAAGAAAAATCAAATTCAAATGATTTTACATATTTTAAACAAATGAAAATGGATGATCAAAAAACAATCCTTAGAAATTTAAATGAGATGAATAAAAAAACAGAAATTGATATGCCATATCGTTTAAAACTTATTAAATCAAATATTGATCCATCAATTAAATCCATTGCGATGAAAAAAGTTAAGATGTTGAATATGATGGATCCGTGTTCGGGTGAATATTACAAAAATAAATTATGGGTTGATACATTTATGAGTATCCCATTTGGTGTACACAATACTTTACCTGTAAAATATGATGATGGTATTGAAAAGTGTCGGGATTTTATGGAAAACGCCAAAGAAACGTTGGATAATGCAGTTTACGGTTTAAATGACGCTAAAATGCAGATAATGCAAATGCTTGGTGGTTGGATTAGCAATCCTAGTGCGGTTGGTACTGCAATCGCGATACACGGACCAATGGGTACTGGTAAAACAACATTGGTTAAAGATGGTATTAGTAAAATTTTAAATAGACCATTTTCATTTATCCCTTTGGGTGGTGCGACAGATAGTAGTTTTCTTGAAGGACATTCATATACATATGAAGGTAGTGTTTGGGGTAAAATTGTGGATGTTCTAATCAATAGCAAGTGTATGAATCCCGTATTTTATTTTGATGAGTTGGATAAAATTAGTGGTACACCAAAAGGTGAGGAAATAACAGGTATATTAACGCATTTAACAGACACCACACAAAATAGCCAATTCCACGATAAATATTTCTCTAATTTGGATTTCGATGTTAGTAAAGCATTATTTATATTTAGCTATAACCACGAAGAGAAAATTAATCCGATTTTAAAAGATAGGATGTATAGAATAAAAACAGATGGATACGATAAAAAAGATAAAAAGGTAATTGCACAAAAATATTTAATACCGGCTATTATGAAAAATATTAACTTTAATGATGGTGATATCATAATAGAAGATGTTGTTATAGAACATATTTGCGATAAATTTACTTGCGGTGAAAAGGGTGTAAGAAATTTGAAAAGATGTATTGAAATTATTTATGGTAAAATAAATTTGTTCAGATTATTAAATGCAGATAGTAAATTGTTTGATGGCGAAGTGTCTATGAAAGTGGAATTTCCATTTACAGTTACAATTGACATTGTTGATAAACTAATTAAAGAACAGGACAAGAAGACTATTCCATTTGGAATGTACATGTAGCTACTTTTGGGAAAAGTTTTTTGTTAAACTTTTTAAAAGTTTATAATATATATATGAATAATTTTAGAAGCTATAATACAAATACCCCCAATATAAATTATTCAAAAATATATTAAATATTTTACATATTTTTCTTTTATTTTTTTGATTTTCTTCGTCTTCTACGTTTGGTTTTACGTTTGGTTTTACGTTTGGTTTTACGTTTGGTTTTACGTTTTCTTTTGCGCTTTTTGGTACGTTTTTTTCTACGACCTCCATTCTTGAGATTTGCTGCAGTAATTGGCATCAACTTCCGGACCCATTTTTCGGAATCGGGGAGATTAACATATGCGACAAGACTGTTGGTGATTTTTACATTACCTGTCCTGTGTAGTGGTGTCTGACCTTCATTATTCAGTTTAATTTCAGGCCCCTTTCCCAGAAGAAGATCGACCATTTTTACGTTATCGAATGTTGTGAATCTTGATGCCAAGTGTAGTGGTGTGTTTCCCTGTTTATCTTGTAAATTTATATCAGCCCCATTTTCCAGAAGAAGAACGACGGTTTCTGCATTACCTGAACCGGATGCCAAGTGTAGTAGTGAGCGATCAAACTCATCTTGTAAATTTATATCAGGCACCTTTTTAAGAAACACTTTGATCACTTCGGTGTTACCCTTAATTGCTGCCTTGTATAGTGGTGAAAGACCGTCCTTAGCTTGTAAATTTATATTAGCCCCATTTTTTAGAAGAAGCACGACTGAATCAATATTATTATGTTCGGATGCCCAGTATAGTGCTGAGCGACCTAAATCATCTTGTAAATTTATATGAGCCCCCTTTTCCAGAAGAATGTTGATCACATCGGTGCTATTCTTAATTGTTGCCTTAATTAGTGGGGAGTGACCCCCATTGTCCTGTTGATTCACATTAGCCCCCTTTTTTAGAAGATCTTTGACTAACTCAACCTTATTATTTTTGGCTGCAATTATTAGCGCGGTCTCGCCGGCACTGTTTTTTTTGTTCAAATCCGCGTGGTCGGGTTTACCATCTTTTGCCATTTTTTCCCCATCCATATTATATAATAAGTATATATTATTATATTTTATTCATACATTTCCTACAAGTATAGTTTTGTCTAACTTTTGGGAAAAGTAGGACAAAACTATACTTTATAATAAAAAAAATATTTACAGAATTTTTTTTTATTCTTCAAATTTAATAACAAGTAGATATAATTTAATTTGTGAATATGTTATATTTTTACCAACCTCCGTCATAATTGGTTTTAAATACTGTTTGCCAACTTTTTCAATAGCAAGTTTAATTCGTTCTTCTTTTTCTTCCGTCAAACCAAAATAATCCATAATTATATCAACATCGTCATTATGTTCATATATATATAAGACGTGATTTTCAATTGTATTTTCGGAGATATTTAAAATACTTGATATTTCTTTTATCGTTTTACCCTGTTTGTAATATAATAGAACGCTATCCTTGGTTTTACTCTTTGGGTGACCTTCTTTGCTGTATTTGCCATTTGTTTTGCCATTTGTTTTAAAACTTAAATATTTATCCATAAATTCACCACACTGATTTGACATAATAAATTCTTTAGAAATACCGTTGACTTTCCATAATTCAGTAAGATTTTTGGGTGATTTTCTATTAATATTCATCAAAACCCTGTCATTGATAAATGAAGCCGCTGGTAACCCCATTTTTTTCGCCATCGTATTTCTTAAATCCATCAAATCAACAAGCGTTTCTCCCGATTTTTTAAATTTAACATCTATTTTATTACAAATATCAATCTTTGTGATTATTTTATCATCATTTAATTTTTTTGTTCCGATTCCAATTACAAAACCTTTACCAGCTTTATATCTTGATAATAAATTTTTACTTAACAGTAACTCAATAATTTCTTTTAAAATTTCATTTTTCTTTTTTATACTTTTTTTTATATTTGATAGTGTTTTTGTAATCCCAACATAATATCCCTTTTCAGAATGTTGCTTTTTAATAATTGATATTATTTTTTTTGATTCTTCTGTTATGTCAACTAATTTTCGTTTATCTTTTATTAAACAATTATCACACATTTCGCATTTTGCAATACCTTTGATATCGTCTTCTGATGCGAATTCACCAGTCTTGAAATAATACTCAATGATTTGATGTCTACATATATATTTTTCTTTAAGAAAACGTCTGAATGTATCCATACCGGTTGTTTTAATTTTTTTCTGTTCTTCGTCGGTTGATAGAGAAATTAGATATGACGTTGTGCTAAAATCATTATCGTTGTAATATAAGGTAGCTTTACTATTTACACCATCTCTACCCGCTCTGCCAATTTCTTGATAGTAACTTTCTAAATTAGCAGGTACTCCATAATTAACAACGTGTCGTATATCGGATTTATCAATTCCCATACCGAATGAAATTGTTGCAACGATTACCATTATTTCTCCGGAAATAAATAAATTATGACTCTTCTCTTTATCTTTTTTGTCCATTCCACCGTGATAACGCTCTGTTAAAATACCGCGCCTTTTTAAATCAATACATATGTTATCGCATATTTTGCGAGTTTGGACGTAAATAATGGTTGGTGTAAGGAATTGACAATTTGAAAACTTTGATTTTGGTAAAACATTAATCATAATGTTTGTTCTTTTTGTACCCAATATATATTCTTTTGATTTTGAAATATTCAAAAATGTATGCATCTCTTTTAAAACGCGAGGTGTAGCGGTAGCTGTAACTGCCAAAACGGGTATTTTTGCAAAGTGTTTTTTTAAAATCCCAAGCTTTTGATAACTTGGTCTAAAATCGTGACTCCATTGGGATACACAATGCGCCTCATCTATTGCAAATAAACCAATATTATCTTTTATTCTATGAAAAGCCGCCAATCTTGATATAATAAATTCGGGAGTTGTATAAATGATTTTATATTTAGTATAATGTCCAACGCCGACAGACGTTTCCGAATTTAAACAAATGGCCTTTATATTTTTAGAATTTAGATATTTACATTGATCGTTCATTAATGAAATGAGTGGTGAAACAACAACTGTGATTTTATCAGTGAATGTGGCAGGAAATTGATATAATAATGATTTGCCACCACCTGTTGGCAATATTACAAAAACGTCTTCATTTTTTAATAAATCTTTAATAATATCTTTTTGATTATTGCGAAATGTATTGAACCCATAAATATCTTTTAAATGGGTCTCCATAGTAAATTTATAACTATGTAAATTTATAATAAAAATATATCAATTTTATTATAAATATTATGTGTCATTATTTGAACATTTAAAACGCCCGATTTTTAAATGTTTTGTCATACTTTTCTCAAAAGTATTATACGTTGAACATTTAAAACGCCCGATTTTTAAATGTTTTGTCATACTTTTCTCAAAAGTATTATACGTTGAACATTTAAAACGCCCGATTTTTAAATGTTTTGTCATACTT